AGTCCTATCATGCCGAGCACGAAGTTAACTTTTACCCACCAAGGGATAAAACTCAAGGTAGGTATGTCCAACCGTCACGACTACAGTGACACCGATTTAAACGAAAGAGGGTAACAAAATGGCAATTCTTAGAGACTACTACTGCGAAAACCACGGCATATTTGAGGCTTGGGAGGCTGAGTGCCCTATGAAATTATGCAAGGGCACTGTCTCTGTGGTGCACCTAAAACCTGTAGGCATGAAGTCTGCTAGAACAAAAAAAGCAGATGAAAGCTTAAAAGGACTTGCACAAGATTTCAAAATGACGGCAAAAAAAGCAGATGAAAGCCTAAAAGGACTTGCACAAGATTTCAAAATGACGGATATTAAGGCAACCCGTGAAGGCGAACACCAGACTGGTTACCTGACTAGAAACAACAAATTGAGTCAGAAAGAACTAGATTTTGCCAATGGAGCACTGGCTGAACAAGAACGGCACATGAAGGCTAACAATGAGCCACGCCCTGGGGACGCAGCCATGTGGGGGAACGCAGGGAACATTAGCATAAAATCTGTCATGGGTGGACAATTCAAACCCGTGAGAGATGAACAGGTCAGCATTATGCCCAATCAAGCCTCGCCTACTGGTAAACTTAGTGGTCCAGTGGCAGGGAATGGCACAATGAAAGACCCTGATAATTTACAGGTGAAAACATGAGAATACCGCACAACGATGTAGACAGAGAAATATTCTATTTGGAGTTAATCCAAAAATGCCTTGTCTCTCGTGAGTCAAGAAAAACAGACTATTCCAATCTACGGAGTTGGTATCTCTTTGGTAACAGTCCCTCTCAACCACCTGCACTGTACAACAAGATTCTCCCCCACCTTGACCAACTGACTTCCTTCTTGTACTCGGCAGAGACAACCAGATTCAGTATCAACACGGGGGCAGCCGTCCCTGACGGTGAGCAAGTCAAAGTACCAGCACTTACCCGTGCGCTTAATGATGAGTGGCTAAATAGCAACGCTGACCAAGTATTTTCTACAGCCACTACATGGGCACTGGTTTACAACTCTTCCTTTGTCAAACTGATTATGAAGAACGGTATCCACCCCTACATGGTAGAACCGCAGTGCATAGGAGTCTTGAGAGAGGACTCTCCTTACACAGACAGACAAGAAGCTTTGGTACAAACCTACTACATCACCAAGTCTGAACTCTATGACCGTCTCTACAGTCACCCAAGACGGGAATCTATCATCAAACAGCTATCCGCTAGTCAACATGAGCGTACAGAAGTAGCCAATGGTATGGAACGTATTCTCATGTCCCAGACAAATCCGCAGTTGTACGGTAACGTCAACCTAGATTTATCGGGTCAGAACCGCTACAAAGCAATGGTTTCCGAGGAAACGGTCGAGATGACAGAGCTTTGGGTGTGGAATGACGAGACTCTTGACTACCAATGCGTGACCAAAGCAGACCCAAATGTCATTATTTACGATAGACCAGGGGAGCAATTGTTCCTAAAAGGCGAATTACCCTTCGTTCAAATCACTCCCAACCCCCTCTATGATTACTATTGGGGGGCTTCAGAGGTTCAAAAGCTCCAGTATTTACAGGAACTTAGGAACAATAGGATGACTGACATACTGGATTTGTTATCCAAACAGGTCAACCCCCCCACTGCTTTTATTGGTTTTACGGGCATTTCGGACGAAAAACTCTTTGCATTGAACCGTGCAGGGGGTTCTATCTCCAATGACATGCCAAATGCCAAGGTAGATAGGATGGCTCCGACCATGCCACCCGATTTATTCAATGAAATACGGGAAATAGACGCTATGTTTGAGGAAGCAAGCGGTATTGTGAACGTCCTTCAAGGTAAAGGGGAAGCTGGTGTCCGTTCTAGTGGTCATGCCTCACAATTAGCCCGTCTAGGCTCATCAAGAGCTAAAAAGAGGGCGTTGATTGTTGAAGACAGCTTAGAGAAACTTGCCACACTCTATTTGAAGTGTATGCAAGCCTATGACGATACGCATTTTACGGATATGGAAGGTAGAAAGTTCATTGCTGAACAATTTACCAAAGATTACGTGGTGAAAGTGGATGCACACAGCAATTCACCTATCTTCATGGAAGACCAAAGACAGTTGGCGTTTAATTTATTGAAAGCAGGGGCTATTGATAAAGAATCTTTGCTTGACTTGTTAGAGCCACCTATGAAACAATTATTGAAAGACCGATTGAAGAAGATGGAAGCCAAGCAAGCTCAGCAACAAGCTCAAGCTCCGCAAGGCAAGCCAGAACCAAAAGGTAAACCAGATTTAAAACAGGTGGGATGATGGCAGCAGACACTCAGACACAACCTAAAGCTGACCAACCAAGGGTCAACACATCTTCTCTCAAGAGAGGCGAATCTATGCCTAGCTTGACATACAGAGAACCAAATGTTAAAACTATGTCTGGGGGTAGAACCCAACGGAACTACGCCCGAAAAGGACGTTCTTAATCAACTAGGGTCAACACATCTTCTCTCAAGAGAGGCGAATCTATGCCTAGCTTGACATACAGAGAACCAAATGTTAAAACTATGTCTGGGGGTAGAACCCAACGGAACTACGCCCGACAAGGACGTTCTTAATCAACAAGGAGTACACTATGTACAAGATGGCTAAACGTGGTCGTAAAACCAGGCGGTAAAAGTTTCTTTCTGCAAAGAAGAAAAGGGGTGTCTCGCTCTCCCTTAAAATGAGTGGGAAAACTTTAAGGAGCACTACCATGCGTAGAGGTCGTAAAGGACGTAAGTCACGTAAGTGATTTCTGTAGCGTTTTGGGAGTTTCGACACAAAAACTCCCACCTATTGACAAGTTGTTTGTAAATGGTTACAAACGACACAAAGGAGTTTTGTATGAGTGTACCTTCAGACAAGTTAATGGAATTGATGCGTGGACCAAGAAGTGCCAACGCACCTGCACCTATGCCTATGAGTCAACCTGGTGCAATGTCTGATGCTGAGCACCTATGCCTATGAGTCAACCTAGTGCAATGTCTGATGCTGAAACGCCTCCAATGGCTTCACCCATGTCAACGCCTGAACCCAAGATGGGAAGCAAAGAGGCTGCGATGATTAACCTCGGCATGGCGATGGACTTACTCGAACAATCCTTACCTGCCCTTGGTTCTGAAACAGAAGAAGGTCAGAAAGCACTCGGTGCTATCCGTACATTGACTGGCATCCTCGGTCCACGGAAAAATAAAACAAACGAACTACAGCAATCTGAAATTTTGCAGATGCTACAAACATTACCTCAAGCTGGTGGTGCAACGCCTGAAGGTAAAGCAATGTCAGCAGCACCAATCCCTGGTATGCCCCCTCAAGGTGGTGGTATGCCTCCCCCACCCCCAATGTCCCCAATGTAAGGAGTAATCATGGATTTATTTAAGCCAAGAGGCGCAGCAGCCCCACGTAGACCAACAGATACCAATCAGCAAAATGGCGTTGTAACCAACACACCAAGATACGCTGCATTGGGTGGACTCGATGGTGCAAACAAAGTTAGCAAGAACGCAATGGGTGTTAAAAAGCCTGCTGACGGAAAAAAAGTTATTTAATTTAAAAAGAGGGTTGTGTCATGTCTTTAGAAAATTTGTCATTAGAAGCACGAGATGAGTTGGCTCAGTTAGCCCAAACAATGGCTGAAGACCCAAAGACTCGGGAAGATTTCTTGCGTCTAACTCAACGGGTGAAGCCCGATATGCAAATCCCTGAGATTCAAATCAAGGATATGACTAGAAATGAGTTAGCTCAGATGCGTCAAGAAAACGATGCTCTACAGGCAAAGTTTAGAGAGCGTGATGCTATTGATGACTTGAACAAACGCAGAGCCAGTTTGGTTAAAAAAGGTTTGGTCTCTTCTGAGGATGATATTCCAGAAGTAGAAAAAATCATGATGGAGAAGAAAATCCATGACCACGAGACTGCTGCGGACTATTTAAATTGGATGAGACAAGCTGCAAAGCCAACTTCATCTGGTTACAATCCAAACGCTATGAACAAGTTTGACTTGTCTGCGTACTGGAAGAATCCTGCCAATGCTGCTCGTAATGAAGCATCAAAGGCGTTGGCTGAGTTGCGTAATCCACGTGGCAGACCAATCGGGTTATGAGTTTAAAAGAGGGTTTAATTTGTCGGGGCAGAAATGCCCATCTTTAAGGAGTCGTTATGGCTATAGGTGGTGGTATTCTGCCAGCAACGGGGTCGAGTCAGTTTACTGAGTTAACCTACGTTACCCGCAGAGCCTTTATTCCAAAACTCGTTGTACAACTGTACAACTCCACGCCATTGATGGCAGCGTTGATTGCAAACAGTCAACAAGCTTCAGGTGGTGTTTCTTCAATTACCGTCCCTGTTCAAGGTGCACAGTTTGTAAATGCTCAGTGGTCAGACTACTCTGGTTCATTCAACCAGCCTTCTGTCCAACAAGGTGCTTATAACGCTGAATACGACTTGAAACTGATGATTTCTCCCGTCCCATTCTTGGGTATGGAGGGTGCAGTACAGCAAGACGCAGCAATTATCCCATTGATTGAAGCTCGTATGAACGATGCAACCAATGTGATGATGGACGCAATGGCAACAGCCTTGTACACCAATTACACTAACACTCAGCAGTTCATTGGATTGCCTGGTGCTATTGATGACGGTACAAACCTTGTCACTTACGGAAACATCAACCGTACTACTTACACATGGTGGAAATCTAAGGTTTACTCCGCAGGTAACGTCAATCCTACAAGACAAAACATTCTTCAGTATATTTCTGGAACAACTAAGAACGGTGCAGAAATGCCTTCGTTTGGTGTTTGCGGATTTGGTACTTGGACTTTGTTGGCTCAAGACTTTGTAGGTCAAGAGCAGTATGTTATTACCCCAGGCTCTGGCTTTGACGGTGATAACAACGGTCCTCAAGCAGCTTTCAGAGCGTTGATGGTCGCTGGTGTTCCAATTTATCCAGACCCCTATTGTGCAGAAGGTGCAGTCTACTTCATTAACACAAACTACTTGAGCTTGTACATCCACGAGCAAGGTTCATTTGTGTTTACTGGATTTGAGTCTACATTACCTAACTGGCAAATCGGTTACGTTGGTGCGGTTATCATGATTGCCGAATTGGTAAGCGTGAAACCTAAGTCAATGTCTAGGGTTTCTGGCTATAACTATTTATCACTATAAGGAGAAATAGTCATGTCATTAGGCTTAAACAAAATCATTCTTGCAAACGCAAGTACCAACACGGCAGGTGCATACTGGCAATTAACTACTGTAACGGCTAACAACGCTACAGTATTGATTCCCGCAGGTACATACCTTGCTTTTCCCACAGCCAACGTCACTATTGAAGCGGTAAATGCTTACAATGCCACAACCAATGTTGCGACATTTGTAACTTTGATTGCGAACAATACTGGTGGTGTTGTTATATCTGACGGTGTAAACGTCCGTGCAAACGTGATTGTCGCTACGGCAACTACCATGATACTGGCAACAGTTAATGGTGGTCAGAACGTATCTGGCACTTACAACACTTAAAGAAAGCATAGCATGGCTAATTTAGATGCAGTAGCACAAAATACCCCAGTAAGCTTTGGCAATTTTGTCTTAGCTTCTGCAAGTCAAGTGTCACTAGGTTCTACTGGCAATGCTGTTGTCTCTTTACCAATTCTTTTAGGTGGACTTACCGTTGGTGGGTCTACTTCTAGTTCTGGTCAAGTTATTTTGAGAAGAATCACAGTTCAAAATGCAAATGCAAACGTAGCTTTAGGCAACGTGAGTATTTTGACTACAAATGATGGCAACACCAGTAATGCGGTTGTTGCTGCCACTTTGTTGTCTAATTTGACTGCTGTCGATAAGTTTCAAGATTTAACAATAGCAAGTCCGTATGCAGCTTCTACGACCATTAACGGTTACAACACGCAAGCTTTATATTTGAAAGTTAATACTGCGGTAGCAAATGCCACAGTGGATATTAAAATATTTGGTGATACGGTTTCGGGTTAATGGAAGACGTTTACGTTACCAACAACGGGGATGACACGCTGACGGACAGTTGGTGTGGCGTTCCCTACGTATTTGTTAAGGGTGTGACAGTGCAGATACCTCAAGGTGCTGCACAGCACATCTTTGGTCACGGTATGGAGAATAAAGAATCTTATCTAGCTCGTTTGGGTTGGATAAAACTTCATTCAGATGTACCACAAGGTTTGGAGAAGTTAGCGCAATTTAATATTTCCGCAACTCCTCCTCAAAAAGACAGCTATCAACCCTCGGCTGTAGGCGTAGTACCTCTGCATGTTAAAAGACATGCGGGGGGAAAATCCTTGCAGAGGCAAGCATAAACTATGGAAGTTAAATGGCAACTCTCTCTTCCTATCTCACGGAAGTTCGTAGGCTCTTGCACGATGCCAACGGAGTATTCTGGTCTGACTCCGAATTAACGGATGACATTAACGATGGTCGTGAGAGAGTCGTTAGAGATACTGGTTGCCTTCGTACACTTACCATTTCTTATACGCCAATAACTCCAACAGGCACGGCAGCAACAGCGTGGTCTTCTGGTCTTGTAGTAACTTCTGGTGATTATATTTTTAGTAATATATTTACTTACCAAGTTACCACCTCTGGAACTTTGGGAACAACTGCCCCACCCTATCCATCTGTCTCTGGTGGCTTCCCACCCAGTACGGCTTTTGCCAATGGAACAGCTTATTTAACGTATTACGCACCTTGTGAAATTATTCCTTATTCAGCAATAAATACCACAAATCAGATACTAGATACTCTCAATGTAACAATTTATTGGGGAAATTCACGTATTCCCCTCAGATATTTGCCGTGGTCGTTGTTTAACGCACAGCTCAGATATTGGCAAAACTATGTAGGTAGACCTGTTTGTTTTTCTATCTATGGACAACAACAAATTTATATTGGTCCAGTACCTGACCAGAGTTACATGATGGAAGTGGATACGGTTATATTGCCTTTGCCTTTAACAAGTGCAAACAGCACGGCTACTGACCCTATCAATGACCCGTTTACCACGCCAGTTGCTTTTTACGCTGCTTACAAAGCCAAGTACAAAGAGCAAAGTTATGGTGAGGCAGAGATTTATAAACAGGAATACAACAAGCACGTTCAGGCTGCTCTCAATAGTTCCTTTACTAGACGTATTCCTGACCCTTACTCTAACCCATACTAATCATGGCAGCAGCAGAACAAAAAAAGTCCTATGCCATCATTAAAGCTTTTAAAGGGTTAAACACCAAAGCTAACCGCACGGCTATTGAAAAAGAAGAATTCTCGTGGCTTGAGAACGCCATGCCAATTGGTAGCGGTAATATTCGTATTGTTTCTTCTCAGTCTAATGTGACTTATGCAAGCAATAGCTCTAACAACATATCAACTACATCCAATGTCACTTCTCTTTATTCAACCAACATCAATTTAACAGATTATTTGGTGGCTTTTGAAGATGACGGACGAGCTGAATACGTTAGTTTAACAAGTACAGGTTCAGGAAACACAACAGGTAGTATTGCTACTACAAGTACATTTAGCACATCTGGAGTAACTGGTGCTCAATACAAAAACCAATACTTTATTATTGGTGACCCAAACAAAGGTTTGTCTGCTTGGGATGGAACTAACATCAACAAAATAGGTTCTATTGGTTTAATTGGAGTTACAAATGGTGGCTCTGGATATACAGAAGCTCCTAATGTGGTCATAGATGCAGCACCTGCGGGTGGAGTCAATGCCACTGCTGTAGCTTTTGTAACAACAGGTGCTGGTGGTGTTTCCTCGGTTACCGTTGGAACGGTTGGTTCTGGTTATACATCTTTACCAACTATTACTATAGACCCACCGACTGTTGTGGGTGGGATAACAGCACAAGCAGTAGCCACTATTTCTGGTGGAGCAGTTGTTGCTATAACAGTTACCAATGCAGGTTCTGGTTATCTGACTGCTCCAGGCGTAACTATTACTGGTGGCGGTGGCTCTAGTGCAGCAGCAACTGCCAAACTGGTAACAGGTCAAGTATCAAGTATTGCACTTACAAATGCGGGTGCTGGGTATACCAGTCCTCCTAATGTCATTATTACAGGTGGTGGAGGAGCAAATGCTAATGCAATTGCTTCTTTAATTACTTTTGCAACAGGCACGGTTTCTATATTGGTAACTAGCGGGGGAGCAGGGTATTCATCTACACCTAGCGTTACTATTGGAGACGGTTCTGGCTGGTCAACAAGAGCAACAGCAACTGCAATTATGAGTGGAAATACGGTTTCTCAAATCATTATGACCAATAATGGAGCAGGATATACCAATACTTCCAATGTTACAGTTACTTTTAGTGGAAGCCCGACAACGGCTGCAACAGCAATTGCGGTAGTTAACAATAACCCTATTGTGGACGTAGCCACATTTTCAGGACGTACTTGGATAGCACAGGGTAGGACAGTTACCTATTCTGCCTCTACTTCTCCTTTTGACTTTACCTCTGTAAGTGCTGGTTCAATTACTTTGACTGACGAAACTTTACACGGGAACATAACCGCTTTATTTTCAGCCAACAACTTTTTGTATGTTTTTGGTGAAGATAGCATCAACGTATTTTCAGATTTACGTGTTTCTAGCACGGGTGCAACCCTGTTTACCAACACCAATGTTTCCGCTTCTGTAGGTACTAAAAGGATTTACGCCATTTTTCCTTACTTCAGAAGTCTTTTATTCATGAACGACTATGGTATTTATGCTTTAGTAGGTTCAACAACATCTAAGTTATCTGACCCTCTAGATGGTATTTTCCCGTATATAGACTTCACCAAGCCTGTAACAGGTGGTCAAGTTCTTATCAATAACATTCTGTGCGCTGCTTTTAACTTTTACGTTAGTAGCACTCTTACGATTGGTCCAAGCCCGTCTAGGTACATTCAAGCCGTCTTTTTTGAGAAAAAATGGTTTATCACTAGCCAAGGAAACGCTTTAAATTATGTTGCCTCTGTCCCTGTTGGAGGAGTAATTAGCCTTTATGGAGTAACTAGCAAGCAGTTGTACAAGTTGTACGGTAATGCCACGGCTAATATAGCCAGTTACATTCAGACTGCTCTAGACCCTATGGGGGATAGCATTAGAACCAAACAAGCATTAAAATTTGGTATTGAGGCAACGGTTACCAATGCAGCCACTTTTGTAGTGACTGTAGATTCTGAGAGTGGGTCTAGTCCAACTTATACCTTGTCAAACAGTGTACTTTGGACTAACAATTCTGGTAGCACAATTGGTTGGATAAATAACAGCTCTGTAGCTATAGCGTGGTCATCCCAAAACGGATATTATCTCTATAAGACAGATGCTCAACAATACGGTAAATACCTGGGGTTGACGCAAACTAGCAATAGTGCAGGTTTTGTTGTCAATACATTTGAGTTTGAACATGAATTAAGAGTGAGGTTCTAACATGGCTGTTCCATATACATTTGCAACTGCAACAACTGCAATTCCGTTATCTAATCTAGATAGCAATTTTGCCACGGCAATTACAATTGGTTCTACTGCTACATATCTGGGTAATACCACGACAACCATAGCAGGGTTAACCCTCACTTCTCCAACATTAACAACCCCTGCGTTAGGAACACCATCTAGTGGGGTGTTGACCAACTGTACGGGTTTGCCTGTATCAACTGGTGTATCTGGATTGGGTACAAATGTAGCAACATTTTTAGCTACTCCATCAAGTGCTAATCTTGCAACTGCGGTTACAGATGAAACAGGTTCAGGTTCTTTGGTGTTTGCTACTTCTCCTACATTGGTCACTCCAGTGTTGGGAACACCAACATCAGGTACGTTGACCAACTGCACAGGATACACAACAGCCAATCTATCTGGCACGATAACCAATGCTCAGTTAGCCAACTCTACTATTTCAGGTGTTTCTCTTGGTAGTAATTTATCTAACTTAACAGCAGGTACAAACATTACTTTTAGTTCTGGTACAACCTATAACGGGTCTGCTGCCATTACCATCAACGCAGCTTCTAGCTCACAAGTGTACCCAGGTGCAGGTATTGCCAATAGCACGGGTAGTGCTTGGGGTACGTCTTACACTACATCTGGTAGCGGTACGGTGGTTGCTTTGGCAACAAGTCCAACTTTTGTAACTCCAGTTTTAGGTACGCCTACAAGTGGCAATTTAAGTAACTGTACTGCTGACGGAACTAATTCAGTTGGTTATTTAAATATTCCAATCAACAGTCAATCTGCTGCTTACACACTTGTGCTTGCAGATGCTGGTAAATCAATATTTCACCCATCAACAGATGCAAATGCTAGAACATTTACTATTCCAGCAAATTCAAGTGTGGCTTACGCACTAGGAACAGCAATCACTTTTATCAACATGACCAGTCAAGTGGTGAGCATCGCAATCACTACGGACACAATGTATTTAGCAGGAACTGGTACAACAGGCACACGTTCATTGGCTCAATATGGAGTTGCTACCGCTATCAAGATGACTTCAACAACTTGGATTATTTCAGGAAATGGTCTGACATGAGTGGAATCCTACAAGCTCTTATTGCAAGCCGATCTGGTGGCGGTGCTAGTTACACCGTCATATTGACGTTTAATGCAACTTCTAGTTGGACTGCTCCTAGTGGGGTCACTAGCATAAATTACCTATGTGTGGGGGGAGGTGGCGGTGGCGCTTCTGAAGCGGGTGGAGGCGCAGGAGGACTTTTAACAGGCACTAATTTATCAGTAACTCCTGGAACAACATACGCAATTACTATTGGCGCGGGAGGTACTGCAGCCGCTTATGGGACAACATCTAATGCGCCATCATCATCTATTGGAAGTTTAATAACTGCTACTGGTGGTGGCAATGCAGTTAATGGCGGTCAAACTGGATCAAATGGTGGTTCAGGTGCAGGTGGCGGTTCAGGTATAGGTTCAATTGGTGGTACAGGAATATCTGGTCAAGGTAATAATGGTGGAGTAGGAGCTAATGGTTTATACAATACTGCCGCAGGTGGTGGTGGTGCGGGAGCTACAGGAACTAATGCTTCAACTGTTGGCGGCGCTGGAGGCGTTGGGCTAGCGCAAACAATAAGTGGATCAAGCGTTTACTATAGCGGTGGCGGTGGTGGCGGTTCTTATACGACTTCTGCGGGTACGGGTGGAACTGGTGGCGGTGGTGCAGGTGGTAGCGGTGCTACTGGTGGAACAAATGGAACAGCTAACACGGGTGGAGGTGGCGGTGGCGCATGGTCATCACCTTTTGGAACTGGTGGTTCAGGCATCGTAATTATTTCTTATGTAACAACTACAGCAGTTGCTATTTTTAACGCATCAGCATCTTTCACAATACCTACAGGTGTGACAAGTGTAAATTACCTTGTTGTAGGTGGCGGTGGTTCTGGTGGTGGATTGGACTCAGGTGGTGGTGGAGGTGCGGGAGGATATTTAGCGGGAACAGGGCTTTCTGTAACTCCAGGTACATCCTATGCAATAACTGTGGGTGCTGGGGCATCTGGAACATCTAGTGCAGTAAGAGGTTCAAATGGCACAAATTCATTGTTTGGAACATTAGTAAATGGATCAACTGGATCAGTTGGCGGTGGTGGCGGTGGTAGCAGTCAAGGGTCAAGTAGTTCAGCCAATGCACCAGGTATAGCGGGTGGATCAGGTGGTGGTGGTTCTTATTTAGGTGGTGCTGGTGGTACGGCAACATCTGGTCAAGGTAATGCTGGTGGTGTAGGTAGTTCAACTGCTGGTTCTGGTGCTGGTGGTGGAGGAGCAAATGCTACTGGCTCAGCACCTTCTGGTGGAACTGGCGGTAATGGTGGAGCAGGAACGGCATCAAGCATATCTGGTTCTTCTGTTACATACGCTGGTGGAGGAGGAGGTGGTGCTAATGGTGGTTCTGGTGGTTCTGGCGGTTCTGGTGGTGGTGGTTCTGGTGCTAGTTCAGTTACTGTATTTGCAGTCAATGGCACAGCAAACACAGGCGGTGGAGGAGGAGGTGCTGGTTCTGGCTCAACCGCATTATCAGGAAGTGGCGGTTCAGGAATCGTAATCATCACATGGTAAAAATACTCCAACTCTACGGCATAGATACCGCTATGCAACTGCTCAGACCCAACGCCAAGTGGCAAATATCCAACCGTGATATTACTGAATGGCACGACTCTAGACCATGCCCGACATGGGAAGAAATAGATGCGACTATGGAAAAGATTAAAGCATTTGAAGAATCAATTGACACTATTTGGACAGACGAACAAATTAAACAATTAGGGGGAAGATAATGGCACACTTTGCAGAATTAGACTCAAACAATGTTGTTTTACGAGTAATTGTGGTCGGCAACGCAGACACTTCAACAGCACAAGGCGATGAGAAAGAATCTATCGGTATTGCCTTTTGTGAGCGTCTATTAGGCGGTACTTGGGTAAAGACAAGTTACAACGGCAACATCAGAAAGAATTATGCGGGTATTGGTTATACCTACGACAAAGACCGTGATGCTTTTATTGCTCCTAAACCTTATGCTTCATGGGTTTTAGATGAAACAACTTGTAGATGGAACGCACCAGTAGCAATGCCTAGTGATGCAGGTCAAGGTGACCCTCCTAAGTTTTACACTTGGGATGAGAACACAGTTAACTGGGTAGAGGTTACACAATGAGTACAAATGCTTTTACCAAGACAGGTAACACCGTAGTCTTTACTGCTGCTACCTCTGCTCCTACGCCTGTTCAATGTAGTTCTACTACTCTGGGTGGTAATCAATACAGAATTATCAATGCAGGTTCTGTAACCGTGTTTTTGGGATATGGCGTGTTGTCTACAGATGCCAGTAACAACGCTGTTGTAGTGACTTCTACAGGCAATGCGTTTCCCCTTTTAGCAGGTACAGATGAGATATTGACATTTGTACCCAATGCTTATTTCACAGGTATAACCAGTAGCAGTACAGCTAGTGTGTACATAACTCCAGGTGATGGGATGTAATCATGTTAAAAACAGTTTCTTCATCTGGTGGTGGTAGTTCTGGGTTTCCAATTACGCTTGGCAATACAACCATTGCTTCAGGTAGCACAACCACAAATGTAGGAAACTTAACATTAGCAAATGCAACCATCACAAGTGGAACCATCACAAGTGGCAACGTAACCATTACAGGAGGCTCTATCAATGTCCAGTCTACTAATCTTGTGTCTACCACTTCTAGCACTGCTACTTATGGGACTGCCTCTCTTCCTCTTCAACCACTAGGCTTTATACAAGTTGACCTCAATGGCACAGTTGTTAAAGTCCCTTATTACGCTGTTTAAATGACAACAATAACTGAAGTTGACCACAAAATAGATTCGCATATAGATGTATGCGCTATTAGGTACGAAAGTATAGAGCGTGAAATGCGTGGCGTTAATGCTCGTCTGAAGCGTTTAGAAGGGATTTTGATAGGGTGTGCTGGGGCTATTATTCTTCTTTTACTTAACTTAATGATGCGATGAACAATGATAATTTATCTTATGTTGAGTTTGGAGATACAGAAGGTTTAGGTAGGTTCTTGTTTGAAAACGGTGTTCAGCACCAGTTGTTTTACGAGATTCTGGCTGACAAGGGTATTCTTGTGCAGAAGTATCCGTTGATAGATGCGGATACCAAAAACCTAGATGACTGGCTTTTTGTGCACAATCAAGAGCATCAGAGGTTGGCAACCATCCTTAACCTTGACAACCCGTTTCAGTTGTTGGATAGTGATTGGAATGTAGAAGAAGATTTTTATGATTGGTTGGGAGTTCACCTGACCATTCATCAACAGATACAGGCTCAATTAGGAGTTTAACGTGGCAATAGACGCACAAACAATTAGAGATTATGTAATGGCTAATCTTGGCAATCCTCAACAGATTGCTGACGCTGCCAGACAAAACGGTGTGTCTCGTAGAGAAATAGCTCAAGCTATGGATTTACCTGTGGAAACAGTAACAAATTATTTTTCTGGTGCTAATGTTGCTCCTCCTGAAATTGTAGACCAACCAGTTGTACCTGTACCTGAAGTTGTACCGACTCCCACGCCTACACCAGCACCAGCACCAGCACCTACGCCTTTTGTTCCTGAAGTTGCAAATGACCCTAGTCAAGAATTTAATACAACGTATAACACCATACAAAAAGGTGGAGTCAAAGTTGTTGACGGTCAAGTTGTAGATGCTAATGGTAATGTATTACCAGCTAGTCCCGTTTCTATAGGCAACAATCAATATGATTTGCAGATAGGTTCTGCTGGTGGAATTATCCACACTGTAGTCAATACAAACCCATCAACAGGTCAAGTTGCACCTATCATTGATTACAACAAACAAGTCAGTTATACGGGTGGTGTGCCTGGTGGTGGTTTATTAAAAGATGTTATTGCTATAGGTCTTGCCTATGCTTTGCCTATTGTGGGTGAAGCTATTGCAGCAGAATTAGCCGTATCTGCTTCTGTGGGTACTGCTTTAGCTGCTGTGGGTACGGGTGTAGCTCAAGGTCAAAGTATAGAACAAGCTATTAAGAGTGCTGCTCCAGCTCTTATTGCTGGTAACATTATGAGTCAAGTGCAGTTAGGTGAACTTACTCAAAGTATTACCAATGACAAGCTATTACAAAATGTTATTACAAATGTAGCCAACTCTACACTAAAGACTGCTATTGCTGGTGGAACTGTTAAAGACATATTTACAAATGCAGTAGCGACTGGTGGCGGTACGTTGTTGGGTCAATCTTTAGATAACGAGACTGTTGGGCAAGGTTTGGCTACAACTTTGGCTACAGGTAGTTTAGTTAAAGGGGCAACTGCTGCTGCGGGTAGTGCAGGTTCTGAAAAAGCCACAATAAACGCTGTAGAGCGTGAAGTTGGTCCAATAATGAATGCCCCGTTATCAACAGGTACGCCTACAGCAGACGCAACATCTTATGTAGACCCGTTAAAAAAAGCTTACGAATTTGCTTTAAATCAAGTAAATCCCAAGACAGGTGCAGCTATTACTCCTGCTGAAGCCAGTTTATTTGCAACTAATTATGTGACTGGTGGTGGAGGAGAATTAACGCAATCAGGAGTATTTGATACATTAAAAGCGGACATACCTGTTATTGCTGGAGGAACTGCTGCTGGTGCTTTGATAGGTGCTTTAGAGGCTGGATTAGCAGGAAGTCCTCTAGGTGCAGCCGTTGGTGCAAGTGTATTAGTCGCATTTTCAGCAATGCTTGGAGCAATTAACACAGGTGTTGTTGACCCAAATGACCCTAAAGTTCTGGCAATGATTTCTTTTATTAGAGAAAATACAACTGAAAATGTTGCAAACGCTTTAACAAAAATTGTACAAACAGTTTCTCCAGATGCAGCAGAAGTTACTCCAGACCAAATACAAAAACTTAAAGATACTTTTGTTGTAGATAAGACGCCAATTCCTCCTGACATAACAGAAATTGTCGTTATTGGCAAAAAATTTAAAGATGAAAATCCACCCGTAGATAAAACTGTAGA